GTAAAGGTAAATTTGAACATTTAAAACGTTTGCGTTTAGATAGTGGTAGTTACTTAGACTATTCCATGGTGAAAGACAAAAAAGAAATATACTTAGATTATATTAGAGCAGCTAAAGGCACTAAAGGAGAAGCTTTTGCTTTATTTAAAAAACTTACAGAAATATCCGAAAAAACAGGAAAACCAATAATTAGTGATGTTTTAATTAGTCAACCAGCAAAATTAGACGAAAATAATTCTGCCTATAATAACCTTTTGAAAGTCTTTCCTCAAATGAAATATAGGGACCTACCAAAACTCAAAACCGAAGGAAAAGCTATTTATGGACAGAAAACCAAAGACTTTTCTTCTTTGGTAGAGTTAAAAGAATTTGTTGAGTCTACTCATTCTCAAAGACCTTATAGTAAACTTTCAGACGCGGCGGGAGCACATATCTACGATTTAAAATCTTATTTTGGTTATGGTAAAATACCTAATTTGGCTTGGCCTCAGTTTCCAAAATTTTCTATAGGTAAAATAGGCGGCGTTGAAGTTAGAAGGTCTTCAATGGGAGTATCCGACTCTCATTTTAAACAACAAATAGAAAATGAAATAGATAAATTAGAAGCATTAGCCGCTAAAGAAAAAGGACAGAAACTTTCTAATTCAATTTCTCAAATGTATGGAACTGAATATGGTCCTACTATTTTTAATTTAGTCGAAACTGCAAAAAGGTTTAACGCTTTTGCAGATACGGAAAGAGCCGGGAAGAAACTTAGGGCTCAATTAAAAGGATTTTTTGGCGAAAATCTTGCTTTATCTTTAATTCAAGGAAGCGGTACAATGGCAAATATTTCAAGACTACCGCCACAACATCAAATGGATTTTTCTGGCCAGACTAAAGAAGGACAAGCGGCCCTCTTCGAAGTTAAGAACCTCAAAAAAATTGGTAAATATAAAGAACTAAAGGAAAAATTTCAAGAGTTTGCCAATAAAAATGCTTTATTATACCTTTTAGGAAATAATGACACTAGATATTCCGCTTATGGAAAAATTCCTAATTTAGCTCTATTAGCTAACGCTTCTCTCTTAATGAAGGGATTAGGACAATTTGGACAAGGAATTACTCCTAGAGTATTAGGTGGCCTTTTTTCGGGACGAGCAGGTATCGAAGAGGAAGTTTTACCTTATGCGATGCAGTTTATTTCTAAACCTCACAAATTTATTAAAAGTGAAGAAGATTTAAATTCGGCTGCCAACTTATTAAATGCTTTCACTAAAAACAACAAAATTAGAGAAATTTTTGCTGACCAATTAGCAGAAAGAGTTAATGATGCTACATTTTCGCATCAGTCTCTCGTATATTCTTTCTCGCATAAAATGTCTGATGCTCTCTATACTCAGTATAGTAAATATAGATTGTTTGGCGGACAACAAAGCATATCAGAATATGCAAGTAAGAAAAGAGAAAGAGATACGGTTGTTAATGACGTTCATCAAAATAGGGATTTATCATTAAGTTTTAAAAAGGGTTCTGAAGAATATGGAGAAATTCAAAAATCAGTACAAAATGCTATCGGAGGAATAAAAAGGGATGAAACTTATGCTTATGGAGAGGGCATTAAAGAAGGAAATCGATATCAAGGCTATACTCATTTATTAGGGCGCTTCGTAGGAAGATTTAATAAAGCTAGAACCAAAGCTACTTATTTTGATAGATGGGATGTAGATTTACATCCAGAAGAAGAAGCTTCTTTACAAAATTATTTTGGAACAGGAGAATTGGAAACATTAGGTGCTGCTAAAAATTATTCTAGTGACACTAATAGTTTAATATTACGTAAAATCATATCGAAATTTAAAGCAAGTAACCCTGTTACTTATAGAGGAGTAGTAGATATTAACGCTCTAGGTAGAATTCCTCATTCTACTGAATTACAAAACGCCATTAAAAGAGAAATGGACGCTGGTTATAGTCGAGACCAAGTTAAAGTTGGCTTTGACCCTCGTATAGGTCCATTAGTTTATAATACTACAGAAGGTTCAGCTGCAAATGCCGTTAATCTTCATAGAAATGAAGGTAAAACCTATAGTCAAATCAAGCAATTAGGTACAGCTTCCAAAGGGAGAATTCCAAATCTAGCTGATGATGCTGGCGCGGGTTTGGATATCGGACTAGGCGGCCTTATTTTCGCTTCTCAAATGTTTAATGAAAGAAAAGGAGGCGGCCACAAAGGTAAAGAACTTGTAGCAGTCCAAGACAAAATATACGAACTTTCACAAAAAGAAGAAGAAATCAAAGCAAGAACCGTAGCTACAGCTGAAGAATTCCAAAGAAAACTTATAGAAATGGAAGCTACTCAAAATAGTATAGCTTCATATGAAAAACAATTAGCATCAATTACGGCTGAAAGAGCCAAAGACGAAAGACGTAGATATAATGCTTTAATTACTTCTTTTGCGGCTCCTTTTGTTGGAGGAACATTAGAAGGTTTATTTAGTTCTTCTGCGCCAAGATTAGCTAAGTCTTTTGCTGGTCTTGCTGATTCTGTTAGTATCGCTACTCAAGTCATGTTCGCTATTCCGGGTCCTATTGGCGGGGCAGTAGCATTGGCTGTAGGAGGATTTAGCGCAGCTGGCAAACTCTTCCATGCTATTTCAGACAAAGCTGATGGTATGCAAAAAGAGTTAGACAAACAAAGAGACGCATTTTCTAATAGCCAAAATTCTCTTAATGTTTTTGCTCAAACTTTTGATAAATTAATTGAAGGTTATAAAAGTAATACTACATCTAATGAAACTCTTAATAAACTCCAAGAGCAATATGCTGTAGCTCTTGCAGCCGTTCCAGAAGAATATAGAAACTTAGTTGCCAGTGCCGCAACTGCTGGAGCAGCGCAAAAGGCCGTTGCAGTTAAGCTTCAAGAACAGGCTCAGAAAGTAGAACAACAAAGTTTAGCTACAAATTTACAAGGAAGAATTGATAAATCTAGAGGGTTTTTCTTTAATACTTCTCTATTTAATACTAAAAGCGAAGGAGGCTTAGAAGAAATTAAAACCTTAGCTTCTAGAGTTATTTCAACAGCTAATAAACCTGAAGCTTTGGCTAAAAGAATATCTGGGGCTCAAATAAATTCTCCTGCCGATTTTGCTAATCTTGTTAGGGGTGCCGCTTCTGCTAAAGAAATTACAAAATCTCTTGCCGATACTCTTGAAAACTTAGCTAATCAAGCGGCGAAACCTCAAGGTCTTCTAAATAACGCAAGCGAGAGTTTTAATTTATTCGCCAAAGACTTATACAATACAGCAAAAGCTGTATCAGATGTAGATAAAAATCTTAAAATAACTGAAACTACTAGAAAAGCTCAAGCTCGCCTTGAATTAGAGTATAGTCAAGCTTCGGATGATGCTGCCTCTGCTATTACTTCTTTAAAAGACGCTATTCATGAATTAGCTGGACAAGGGTTAGCTTTTGCCTCTGCTAGAGGAAATTTAGTAAATTCAGCTAGAGGAAATGTAGGACTTGACCAAATTAGTATAGTCGAAAATACTATTAAGCAACTTGGCTCAGATATTTCAGAAACGGTCAGAGCCAGCATTGAAAGCGGGCTTAATCTTTCTAAAACGCAATTAGAAGGAGCTAATAGGTTTAGAGAAACCAATACTGATGCAATTAATAAATTATTTGATACTGTTCAAAGCGCTTTGGAAGACGTTAGGAAAACAGCTGGAGAAATTGAAAACGGTATACAAAAAAATCCATTTAAAGAACAACAAACAACTGTTGTATTACAACGACTTGGCACTTTAAGGGGTCAATTAGAGGGAGCTACTCCAGAAGAAAGTAGTAAAGCTATAAATAATTTTGTTAGAGAAAATACAGAAGTATTGGGAGGGAAACTTGATGAAATCTTAAACAAAAACGAAGGAGTTATTCGTGAACTTGTTATATCAAGAGCAACTCTTGACCAAGATTTTCGTCGCCAATTATTTTTAACAATAAGAAATAATCAAATTAACGAACAAGCTGCTAGACGTGCTGAACGATTGAAAGCTTTTGGTGGTCCAGAAGGAATATTAAATCCTGCCGCTAATAAAGAAGGTATTAACAAATTAATTAGAGGTGCAGGCATCATTGGCACAAGAAATCCTGAGATAACAAAGGGAGCAGGAGCTTTGGATTTTATTTCTGGATTTAAAGAAGTTTTCGGAAAAGATTTAGGCGGCACTGCTATTAGTAGTCTTAGAGATATAACCATTAAAGCTCAAGCAAAACAAATTATCTCAATGGCTAAGGCTTGGGCTAGTCAATTTGAGACTTCAGCATTAGGTACTCCTGAAGGTTCCATCGAAAGAAACGCTTTGCTAAGCGCTGGCGCTCAAGCAAGACAATTTACTGTTTCTGGAAACGCTCTACAAATAGCTAAAGAACAAGTAGAGTCTGTCGCTCCGCTTGATAAATTAAATGATTATGCAGCTCAAGAGGTTAATTTGTTAACTGATATATTACAGCGTTTATCTCCAGATATTTCTAGTGCTCTTACGGGAGGAGCAAAAGCTACATCTAATGTTTTTGGATTTACTGCTTCTTCTGTAAATCAGGCAATTGCTCAGAAACAAAATCTTGTAAGTGGTTACGAGCAAAAACAAAAAGAAATAGCCAACGCTAAAGATATTACCGATAAAATAGCTTTATTGGTAACTCAGTCCGCTCAAGAACGTGATAATACTAATATTGGTTCAGTTCAACAATTGTTTGCTAGCGGGAATTACAGTCAAGCGCTTAAAAACATCGCAGTAGGGGACGTAGATACAGATAGACGCACTAAAGCAAAAGACTTATTAAAAGATATCCAAGCTTTTGGAGGTTCAAATAAATTAAATAACGTGATAGAAAAAGGAGTGAGCGCAGACGTTAAATCTGCTCAAGTTTTAGTTCAATTACATCGTTTGTTTGCAGAAGGTCATAGTGGCGCTGTTCATGATTATACGGCTATCGAGTGGCTAAAAAGAATATACGGAAAAATAGCTGGACAAGTTGACGAAAATCGTGGAGTAGAAGAAGCAAAACCCGGAGTTAATATCAGTAGTGGGGGTAGTCGTTTACTTGGTGGATTAGGTAACATTGGTTCAATCGCCCTAGGTGTAGGATTACTTGGAACAAGAGCAGGAAGAACTCTTTTAGGAGGAACAGCTCAATCATTAATAGGATTAGGCCGTTCTGCCTTTACAGCTAATGAATTTAAAGGATTTGGTAATATTTTTAGAGAACAATCCGCTTTACAAGCTTCAAAGTTTTCATTACCTGAATTTTTTACTAAACTCCCATTTAAAACTCCAAATTTAAAGCTTCCTAATTTTAGTCTTGGGAAAACCCTAGCTACAATTGATTCTGGAACTTTCCCTTTCAGTTATGACGCAGTTTCGCATCAACAAATTGTAAATGCGTTTAATTCTGCTAAAAACATAGGACAAAGAGCGGGAGGAGCTATTAGTAAAGTAGGAGGAGGATTTAAAACTTTTGGACAAGCAGTTTTAGGAGAAACAGGAGAATTAGTCTCTCCTTTAACGAAATTAGGAAAGTCTTCAATCCAAGCAACTAAATTTATTGGTCAATCTTTAGCAGAAGCAATTGCTACTGATTTTAAAACGAATTTTGCCCCAACAATCTCTAAAACATTTAAAGGAACAACTGGAGCTATTCGTGGCCTTGGTTCTGGAATTAAAGGAGTAGGTTCTTTTCTTGGTGAGGCAGGTAAAGCGTTTATAGAAGATTCAGGAATATCTGGATTTATTAAAGCAGGATTAAGGGAACCACGTCAGCCTCCAATTTCTGTTGATTTTAGTAAATTCACTCGTTTTCCTACTCGTACTCCTACTGGTCTTGGACAACTTGGTTTTGATTTTGGGGCTAAAACTCAAGGTTATTCTAGATTAATATCTGCTAGTGATATTGGAGTATCAAATATTCCTCCAGCTGCCTTTCAAAAAGCCTCTTTATTTGAAAAATTAGGCGGTTTAAGCTCAATTAGAAGAGCCGGAAATGGTTTATCTAATTTATTAAGTAGTAGAGTTGGAGGTTTTGGTATTGGTATAGCTGGTGGTTTAGCTGATTATTTCCTTCAGGCTTCTGCTGAAAAAAATCCAGCTGAAAGTAAAACCGCTATTAGGAAACAAGGATTAGGAGGTTTAATTTTCGGAGCTACAGGTATTCTTGCTGGTGGGCTTACTGGCGGACTTCTTTCAGCCGCTGCTTTCGGTACCTCTCGTACGATAGAACTTAGCCGTCTTAAAAGACAAATAGCAGAATCATACGCTGGTACTGGCATAGATAATAATAAAAAAGAAGATTTGGTTGTAAACAATTTATTTGAGCAGTTTTCAAAAGCTCAAGGCGCTGGAGTGTTAGATTCTAAATTTACAGAAAAGCTTGGAACATTAGCTACCACAAAAAAACTAACAAGAACTCTGGGAGAACTTCAGTCAACTTACAATGTTGCTCCAGAACTTAAAGGACAGGAAGCTTCATTAAATACAGCTCGACAAGGAGCTTTATTTACAGAATCTAGCAGACTTCTTGGTGTTTTGGGGTTAGGAGATTCTCGTAATTTACTTAAAACTCCAGAAGGAATAAATAAACTTAGCAAATCTCTTGGCAGCGGTAGCTTTACTGAGTTAATTAATGAAGCCAATAAGAATATCCAAAGAAACAATATAGCTAATAAATTTAAGCTAACCCAAGAAAATCAAAACAATGAACTTTTAGGACAGTATGGATTAGACGAAACTTCTTTAAACAGATTAAATAATTCTTATGGTTCTGGAGCCGGAACAACAGCTAAATCTGCCGCTTTCTTTAAATTAGCACAAGGATATTCAAAAGGAACATTGAATTTCAATGAATCTCAAGCTTTTAACTTAATTGGTAAAAACTTACTAGGAGATGCCTTTCAGACTAGTAAAGAAGAATATAGTCCTCAAAATATATTAAAATCTGATGCTTATAAGAATCTGGTTTCTACATATAACTCTAGAGTTGGGGGTTTTGGTGCGGGACAAAGTTTTACTCGCATAGTCCCTCAATTACAAAATATAGCCAACATTGGAGGGTTTACTTATCCTACTATAGACCCATTTGCAGCCAGAAAAGAAGCTTTTGAAAACGCTCAAAGGACAACTGTTTATGGGGGTAGGATATTCTATCAAGATAACACTCCCCAAGCGCAATTTTTGAGAAATTTACCTGAAAACTTAAGACAACAATATTTAAATCCTCAAACCTTACAACAAAGTTTTGAACAAAATACTACTGCTGAATCTAGATTTAGGATAGAGCAGGGGAAAAATAGACAATTAATATCGCCTGTTACCCCTCCTAATATACCTCAAATTCCAATTAGACAGAACCCAGAAGCTAATGCCTTAAACGAACAAACTATTGCTAAAATAGACGATGAATCTATTGCTAAAATGGCTGAGGCTATTACTAATGCTTTACAAAATAATACTCAAAACGTTAATGGCGCAGCTGGCCAAATTCAAATAAACGGCAAAGTTGATGTTAGTGGTGATATAAATGCCTCTTTAGATAATCAATCTCCAGATACTTTAAATCAACTTAGAGCTTGGATAGTACAAGAAATCTATAAAGCATTAGGTAAGCCTGCTCCTCCAATTCCTCAGGCTGCTGGTAATCAAACTCCAAACCGATATAATAAGTAATGGGCTTAAATTGCGACATATTATTCGGCTATAATAATAGACGAGAATACATTGGATTATTAAACTTCAGAAACATAATCTCAATGCAGGTTCAGCATGTCTTTGATGCAACTTCAAGTTCTGGCCAGTCTCCTGCGGGAATGCCTCCTATGTATACTGGAGCTTATACGGGCGTTAACGTTAATGGAGTAGACTTTGGAACTGGCAGAATAGTTTCTTTTAGTAATCCTGTTAGTACGGATATTACTGAAAATGGCCGTCATTTATGGAAACAAATATTAAATGTTGAAGTTTATGAGTCAGGAGATATAAGTAACATATCACCAATTGATTCAGGAGTTGCGGGTCTGATAACAGGCTTTAACGTTAACCTTTCTGCTTTAGACGAGAATTTTTCTTTCGATATTACTCAAGAAGGAAATTATCAGTATTCTCATACAGCTAATGTGAGATGCGTTGATGATGCTACAGGCCAAATTAGTGGTTATGTAGCGGCACAAAGAATAGCTTCTGGATTATTACTTTCCACTCCTCCATTCGGTTTTATAGATGTAGCTCATTCTGGGTTTTACAACACGATAGGAAGGAGATTATATACAGAAACTACTAATATATTTGATGGTTCTGTTTCTTTTGAGGAAAAGTTCATAATTCAATCTCAAGATTTCGTTAAACATAGCGTTTCGTTTGATAATGGATATGGAAATGTTACAGAAACAGTTACTTTAAGAAATTCTGGCGCTTCAACCGCAGATAACTTTAATAATTTTCAATTGAATGATAGATTTAATACTGCCTTTGCCGGGGCTTATACGAGATGTAATAGTATATATGGAACATACACGGATGCTTTAGGTATAGACTCTTATACTACTGTGTTAAATACTCAACCACAACAAATTACAAAAGCCTTTGATGAAAGAAGTCAAGAATTAACATATTCAGTTACATATACAGCTAATCCTTTATTTACTGTGAGTGGATATAGTATAGATAGAGAACTAAGTTTATCTAAAAATACCGTTGGTATTGTTGAAGCTGTAGAAAACGGAGTTCTTACAACATATGCGTTCAAAGACCCTTCTCTTCTTTCATTTCTTATAACAAATGTTTCAGCTGAAGCAAGCGGGGCCAAAAATAGATTAGCTAGTTATTGGTCTGCTGTTTCAAATTTTAAAACTTCTTCTGAGGCTAAAAACGTTTCAGTAAGAGGTAAAAAAGGCTCTTATTCTATTTCTTATACTAACGACCCTTCTTTAATTTATGACGGTACTTTTATTTCTAAAAGTATAACCATACAAGACAATCTTCCCATACGGATGCATACTCCTTACCTTGTAATTGGGCGGGCAAATCCATTAGTCCATAATCCCGGACAGACTCAATTAGGTCAGGCCGCATGTTCAATACATGCCAATTTAATCAGACCACGCGGTTATTATCCACTTACTCCAAATAAGCCAAGAACAGCTTTAAGGTCAATGTTTACTGATGCTTTAAATACAATACTAAGATTGCTAATTAATAAAAATGCTATAGATATATACGTTACAAGAATTACTTACAGTTATGATAGTAATATGATAAGTGATATATCAGTTGAAGCTCAATACATATATGCAAGGCTTACCAATACTTAATTATGGCTGAAATACCCTATACAGTTACATATAATGGCCTTGCTCCTTGGGGAAGCGGAATTAACTCAGGAGCGCCCTATGTTTCTGTTGACACAGAACAGGTATTTCTTGAAGGGCAAATTGGATTTATAAGAACGGTCTCCTTGAATGGAACTATTCCAAGCGGAGGAGTAAATCAAATAACTGGCCTCAAAGCAGCTTTTTCTTCTAATTTTAAAGAATTTATAGCTCCGAATATTCATATGCCAAACGCTATGGTAATGGACATTAATTTTGGCGGCCAAAATTATTACGGAAAAGTAGACTACTCAATTACTTTAAAAGATTTCAGTGGTTTTCTTTATGGAGTAAATGAACCTATTGATGAAGTCTCTTTTGTTTCAGAGCAAGACGGTAGCGTCACTGTAAATCATAAAGTCTCCGCAGTAGGAATAGCTACTAACTTAGATGCAGCAACTGCATTTAATAACGCAAAAATTTTTGTTCAAGGAAGAACAGGAACAAATAATGTTAATGCTTTAACAACTGCTTTTGTTGACAAAACTAACATAGGAGATATTTTTGTTCTATCTCAGCAAGAAATAATCAACCGAGCTACCGCTTCTTATGGGATTAATGAAGTGTTTAAATATGACCCTCTTAGATTTACTACTCATGAAACTTTTAAAAGGTTTTCGATTGATTTAAATTCAGGAGTTGGAGATGACTACGCTCAAGTCGCTGTAAATGGAACTTATATTGTTGGCAAAGACGTATATGATAGCGGTTTATTTGGTCGAATATCGGTTTCTGAAATGTATACTTTGGCAAATTCTTTATATCCAACATTAAGTCCTTTACCTTTAAGTTTTTCTTTAGATTCGGAAGAAGTGACAGAGAGTGATTATACCAGAACAATAAATACCAAAGTCGTATTTGATAGTAATCCTTTAAGTAGTTATTTTGATTATGAAGTTGAATGTAATAAAGATTTTAGAAATGGAATTACTCAAGTTAATGTTAGAGGACAAATTTTAGGTAGTGGCAGACATGTTAGGAGAAGATATCAAAGCGCTTTAGATTTTTTTAATAATACTATTCTAGGATTTCCAAATGTCCAGAATTTCTTATTTACAGCCGCAACAAGCGGAGCAACAGCATTCGGATACACAGACTATGCTTTTAATCCTATTGCTAAGAGTATGAGCGTTATTTTTAATTCAGGACAAGGGATTATTAATATAAATGGTTCTTTTGATGACGCTCCTTTTGTTACTGGTTATTCCGAATTTTCTTGGGATGTTAATTGTGACTGCGGATTAAATGTTTTTAAACCTTTCCCTTCTATTAACAAAAACGGAGCTTATTTAATACAAGATTTAAATACCCTTAATAGAACAAATGTTACATTAAATGGAAACTTTGTATATGCTGCTACAGGCGCATTTACTCAAACTGAACATACTACAATTCTAAACTTACTTAAGAATATTGAAGGTCAAACTAATGCATTTTCAGAAACAGAAACATATAATAATACTAGCGGAGAAGCTATAAAAAGCGGATTTAATTATGTTTATACAAAAGATGGGGCTGCGTTAGATGGTCTACCAGCGAATGGAAAAATTACTAGAGGAAGTTCAATAATCAACGGAGGAATAGTCCCTCCACAAAATAACAATGGCGGCCAGTAATAAAACAGGTTTTTTAACACTACTACCTAGCTTTCTATCAAGAGCTAGTATGGTAGATTCGGAAGCAGCTTACTATGGATTCTATCCAGTAACTGGTCAATCGAATTTCCCCTTTGTCTTTAATGATTTATATCCAACGGGAGCAATGTTTCTTCATTCAGTTACTTCTGTCACTTTGACGGATATTGGTAGTGGGTATAGTTCAGGAGAAACTCCAAATATCACTTTTATATCAAACGATGGTGGAACTGGAGCGGCAGCTACTGCTTCTGTAGTAACTGGAACAACTCTAACATTAGGACTCACAAAAGCGTTTCCTCTTGTTGTATCTGGAACTAATTTAGTACCACAAGGTAATTTTGTTAGTGGTGCTACTGGATGGCTAAATACTAGTGGAACTGCGGCAGCAACAGGGGCTGCTAACGTGTATATTTTTGAGAGTGGTTTATTACATTTTGTTTCAACCCCTAGTACGCCAAGTGTTTTAGCTTATAAGTTTATTCCTAGCGGGTTTTCTCCGATTATAGGAACCGGATGGATAATAGGTCAAATGGATATTTCTGGAATAACAACTGGAACTTCAAGACTTAGTCTTTCTGTTAGAGACTCCGGTAACGTTGGTCCGTTTTTCTTTGCTTACTCAGGTATTACTACTGGATTTAGAACTGTTTATTTTGGTCAATATTTAACTGGCGGTCAAACCTGTGTCCCTTCTATTATATTAACTAACGTAGGCGTAACAACTCCAAGTTTTAATTTTACAGTTGATAATTTTAAAATATGGACGGGTAATTTTGACACAGAACAAGTGCAAGGTAGTCCACTAGACTATATAACTTTAACACCAGATGGAAATGGAAACCAGCCTTTCTTAATTGGAACAGGAATAAATAACGCGGGGTTTATTAACCTTAATAACATAAGTACTGTCGATAATGACGAAAGAGGAACGGCAAATTTACAACTTAATACAAATTGGAAATATTTTACTTATGGTTTTTGGCATTATTTTGTCCCTATTTCAACAACTATAACCGACCCTCTTACTGTTGCAGACTTTACTAACGGAAGCCTTATTATTAAAAATAACTTATATGCTTTACATTTGTCTTCAAACACAACAATTAGTACTGATGTTTTAGCAACCTCAGGATGGCATTTTATAACTGTTGGATATTCTCCTATAGATTCTTTATCATATAAAGCTTTTATTTCCGTAGATGGACGCAAATTTTCTTCTACTATTAATGATAAAAATTACAATAAAGCCTTCTCGGTTTCGGAACAAACTCCTGTTTGGCACTTTTATGGAACTGAGAATTTTAACGCTTATAAAATGGGTTTTGACGAAATAACAATATGGCAAAGAGAATTATCGGATTCTGAATCAGCAGAAATTTATAATAACAGAGCCTTTTATCCTTTTACTGGAACAAATGCGGGTAATTTTGGTCATATTTCAGGTATTACAGTTATAAGCGGTGGTCAGAATTATACTATAGCTCCAACAATTATTATTGATGCTCCTACAGGAGGAGGAACGGCTGCTACAGCTTACGCAAATTTATTAATAACAAGCGGTTTGACTTATGCGGGAAATTTTCCTGCTTTTTCTGTTGGTAATACAACCAGTATAATATCAAATCTTTCTACAGGAACAGGGATTTTCACAAATAATGATTTTCTAAGAATCGGGAATACAATTCCGTTTGAAAATTGGACTATATTTATTAATTTTAATCAAACAGGAACAATAACAGGGATTTCTCAAGTTCTTCTTTCCACAATGACAGGAGTAAATCAACAGTCTGGGTTTCTTGTTGGTATAAATGATTCAAATAGGTTGTTTTTTGAATATATTGATAGTACTTATTCAATAGGAGGAGCAAGAAGAATATATGTCCATCCTCAAGAATTGAGCGCTTATAATATAATAAGTATTTCTCAAGACGCCGTTCATTCAGCTATCACTATTGCTAATCATAATCTTGCTAAAGGAGATTCTTTCGGGCTAACGTATAATGCCGATGGTTTTATTAACAGTAGTTTATTGTTTATTGGTGGATTTCCAAATAAAACATTAAATCCTTCTTATACAGGCTTTATGGGTAGGATAATGGATATTCTATTCTTAACCGGAGCGGCAAATCCTGTCCAAGCTTCAGGAATTGCACCTTTGTTTTTCGTTACTGGCTATAATCCAGCTACTGATGTTCCTGTTTATACTCCATTTATCGCAGTAACTGGAGCCGCATTTATTTCTGGCGTTATAGGTTCAGGAGTTACTGGATACGTCCTATCAACCGTCAATATTCCAGATATTCATGGAAACAATACTGTTGCTTATGATAATCTACCTTTAACGGGTTTAATCTCAGGGGATACCATTGTCTATTCTACTGGAATAGATAGTGGGAATTATGTAACCTTAAGTGGAGTACCAGAGGAATTTTTTTTTTACGACCCTTATACAAGGAACTATGGAGATAACCTCTTGGTTATGCTTTCATATTCTGTCACCACTGGCGATGTTGTGGAAATATATTCGTACACGAATAATCAAGTAAACACTATATCAATAGCTCCCGAAGCATTCAGTTTATACGATTTTTATCTTTCGACAAACACTTCTACAGATAATGTTAATGTTTATAATGATGGTTTATTACAGATACCTAATATAGATTATGTTTTAGCTTCAGGTAAAATTATATCAAATGGATTAAGTAATTTTCAATCTCAATATAATTACATTCTTTATGACCAAATTTCAGGAAATATAGATAGTTTGGCTTTTTCTGGTTATTCTGGAGCATTTACTTTAGGTGGAAATCTTACCCAGAGCGGCACTAAAGACGTATATTTGAATGGTCAGAAACTCATTTCTGGTTTTGATTATACAATTTCAGCCGGAACTATTAGTTTTGTGGCAACTGAATTTGGCCAACCTGTAGTTTGGGCTAGCGGAGTATTTGCTTTCCCGCCAGCTAGAACAGGAAATAGATTTGTATTTTTAGGTTCAGGAATAGGTTATATTAGGGATTTTTCGACTACCTTTTCTGGTAATATTATGAACGAATTATTCTTTTTAAACGGACAAAGATTGGCTCCGGGAATTGATTATATTGTAACTTCTAATTCTAGTTTATTAAATGCTAGTTTTAGGTCATCAGGGGTAAATTTTCCCATTTATACAGGAGATATATTTGACGCCTCGATTCTTACAACAAAACCTTTAATTAGTTAATATAAGTATATGTTTCAAACATTATCAGGAATTTCAATTGGACAAGGAGCAGGTGTAGCTTTTGGTGGCGGTATTTATGCCGCACAAGCTGAAATTGGTTTCTCGGCTCAACCTACTCGTGTTACTTTAAACGTAGTAAGTGAATCTGGCCAATATCAAGCTGTTACTTTAAACACTGCTACCAATAAATGGAATATTAATCTAAACGGTAAGATTTTTACGGGTATGTATCTGTATTCTTACGAAAAAAATCGTTCTCCGGGAGCAAGCGTAATGACCGTAAATTTTGTTGATTCTTCTATAATGTTAGATAAAATATTTATTGGTCTTCTTAACAGACATGGAAACAAATTTAAACAAACTTCAGTTCAGGCAGCTACTTTTACAGTTAGATGTATTACTTGTACACAAGGATTAGTAACAGGATTAGCAGGAACAGTTAATAGATACGTTGATTCTATTCCGGTTAATAATGGTTGCTATTTTGAAGGAAATACTCAAGGAGGTTATATTATTTTAGGAAAAGAAAACTTTTCTGATAGTAATTGCGAAATACCTAAAGTAGATTATAACTTTACAGAGTTTTGTAACGCTTTAGACCAATTCTTAAAAGGAAGTCCTTATAGCCATGAATTACGTAGTTTTGACCGCAATAGTTTATATAGACAAGAATATGCTGGAACACTTAGAGAAGTTTTAAACAATTGGGCTAGCGATTTCGGATTTGAATTTTATTTTGATGGGAATGTTCTTAAAGGGATAGATTTAAGAAGCCCAATTAATATAAATTTTGCCCAATCTTTTGCAGACAAAAGCGAGTTTGTTTCTAATGCTAGTTATGGAGAAAGCCTAGAAAATTCTTATTTACAAACAGTTGTTGCCAGATTTCTAAAACCTAGTGAAGCAGTTGAATACTCAAATAATTACGCTTTTAAACAAGTGGCTACTCCTTTAAGAATAGAAAGTATTCTAAAAGATGGAAAATGCGCGGGCAGAGGAGGAGATTGCTTATTAACAAGTATTGCTTTAGCTCGCTTAGACCCAACTTTAAGAGAATCATATATCGCTAATTGGGCTATCGAAAATAACGATACAACAGTTTTACAGGCATTAGGTTTTACTTCCGTTACTAATAGTACTCCAAACCTGCCTTATCAAATTTTAGGAGAAAGCGCCCAAGTTATTTTAAAGTATCTCCAATCTTGGCAAAATGATTTTAGTAATAATGTTATTAACGCCAATTCAGCAGCTACAGCTACTTTTTCAGCCGATAATTATGTTGTTTATTTTGGTTATTTTAGAGAAGATTTAAAATCTCAAATTGAATCTTGGGATAACGAAGCTAGGGATTTTATAGGTAAATATTACAGTTTTGTTTCTCGTTTGCCTACAAGCCAGTTTTCTTGTCCTCGTTCTCAAGATTTACATATTTATTATAATTATAATTCAAAATGGGAAAGTCTTCCTTCAAGTAATACTTATGCGGGCAATGCTGTTCCTTTTGCTTCTCTTTTAAGGGACCCAATTTCTTCTACTAATTATCCTAATAACTTTGTTTTAAATCTATTTACTAATGAAGATAACGGATGGGGCATAGAGCCTGAAGAGTATCTTCAAACTAAAGGAAGCAATAATTATGAATTTCTTAAGCCTTCAATTGTTAAATTTAACGAATTCCCTGTCATTCAAGCGGGAGTAATTTCTATACTAAATCAAATTCCAGTTAACAGTATACCTTCAAATGTTTTTGATTTAATGAAAGCTCCGCAGATAGTTCAAGGTGCCGAACCTTCTTTTTTAATTATTCCAAGATTGTCGAAATTAGGCAATTTAGTACCAAGGATTTCATCAATAAGTCGCAATACTGTAAATAGAGCCGTTTTTAACAGGGCTTCTACTAGAAACTCAGATTCAAATTTATCCCAATCTTGTCTTACTTTTTGTGACGAAAACATAGTATCAGAAATTTGTAATTGTGGAGCTTCTTTTAGTCCGGTGCCTTATTTCATAAATTTTCTAGCTCCTTTCTTTTTAGTTTCCCATCCAAATGGAAATGTTTCAACTATCGTTTTCCCAGTAGAATCTGCTTATTTCGGATTTTTTATTAACAATAGAATATTTAAAACGACTTATCCTCCCGTCAAAGCAATTTATGGAACTCCTCCTGCAAATCCAACAAACGCAATGAGCGTAAGAGTTATAGATTATGATATTACTCCCGATATAGAAGCCGTTGTAGATAACAATGATGCCGTTAATCAATATATCTATTCTTCAACAACAAACACTATTATGAGCGCGACAGCTTATTATAATGCCCTATCTGCTTTAAATAATTTAATTGTCCCTCCACAAAAAACAGTTAAAATCTCTGTTGCTAGAAGCGATGTTCAAAATTTAGGTATTCCTTTAACTCCAGCCAGCGGACTTACAGCAATGAATATAAATATTTCTGATGGTGGAGTACAAACAGAACTAACATATTCAACTAGGCCGCCAAGTGTTCCAAAACCAGAAGCTGTTTATGCTAAAGTTAAATACCGTCTATATAGAGCGAACAAATAAATATGACTTTTACTGGGTTAACATATAGATATTTTACTGCTTTACAACAACTTAGTTTTGTTTTTCAAAATTTTCAAGTTAATGCTTTAAATATATATAGTGGCGGCAATCCTAATATCGAATCTGGTCAATATGTTAGATTAGGGTTTACAGGTATCCATACGAATACTGGATGGGCCTTTACTCTAAAAAATGGTAAAATGTATGACCCTGAAGGACGCTGTTTTGGCGGTTATAATGATTTTGATATATTTACTTTATCTGGAAATACTAGTACGGGTAATTATAATTATTATTTAAATAATGTTTTAATTTGTTCAATAGGAACAAAAAGTAATTTTGATGTTAACGGATGGTTTGTTGAATGTAATAGCGGAGCTTCTGCTACTGGTAACGTTTTAATCTATGGCCCAACTATTCCTTGTTCTTTAGTTTTTGATACTGGATTTCTAGTTGGAGGACAATGGACAGGAAGATTTACTCATACAAATACCGGACCTATCGTATTAAGGTCGGGAGTTTTAAGTTTAAGTGATGGTTCTCAATTTTCTTTAAATACCGGATTTAATTTCTTAGGAGGCACGAATGTAATACCCTCAGGAGGAACAGCTACTGGTATATTAACGCATACTGGTACACAAGAAACTACAGGAACTTATTTGGTTGGAGTTGATATATATACTGATTTTGGGCCTTTATATTTTATAGCGACTGGAGGTAGTTCTTTCGGTTCTTCTGGCACTGTATCTAATAGTTTCTTACCAAGCGGGCAAACTGATTTGCCATCTACTAATCATTTATCTAGTGGTACTGGAACATGGTATTTCTTTACTAATTCAAGTGATTATACAGGCGGGCTACAATCTGTCCCTTTTTATGTTTCTTTGAATTATACTTTAGGATATACAGGTCAATTTTCTCTATTAACAGGTTTTATTATAACTAATAGCGGTTCAGGATATTCTAGTCAACCTAAAGTACTAATCTACACAGTCGCTCCTAATCAAATAGTGTCTGGATATCCTACTTTTACGGGTTCAGGATTAATTAGTGGAAGCGGGCTTACAGGAATTAGGTTCTTTAATACTGGCATTTACACAGGAAACACTGGTAACTATAAAATGGTAATAAGTGGAGGAAACCCAACTTTAACTGGTAGTGCTGTTCCTTTATTCGGATTTTCTTATAATAAGACATTTATTAGTGGATTTAACCTAATTACTGGATTTTTAGGCACTAGCGGGGCTTTAGCTGCAAGGTCAACTACTTTATATAGCGGTTCAGGCAATATGACCCCGCCAAATACAGCAGTCTTTTTACAAGTAACATATTCAGGAACTTATGATACTACGGGAATTATGGTTACTATAAATGCTAGTGGTTTACCTGATTCTAGTGGATTTTCATTATTTTCAGGCTCTGGATTAGGATATACAATAAATACTTTATAATATGCCAATTAAAGGACAATTTTCAACACAACAGTTTAATGAGTTATATGGCCAAATAATAAGTTTGCCGGGAGACCCTTCTAATCAAGATGAAACCAGTAATACGGGATATACTCTAACAGATGCTTTTAGATATTTCGACTTAACGACCATGACAAATGATTTAAAAGCTAGAACTATTTTTTGGAGCCGCTTTTTATTGTGTGAAATATTACAGCCTTATGATTCTAATTTGTCTTATTCTACTTTAGCTTTAGTTTTAAGGCCAAGAGCTTTATGGTTATTTGATGACGGAGGAAGTAATGTTAGAGATTTTCTAGGTAATGTAGCAGATGTAGCAACACTACAAACTGCTGGTAATGGTTTATTAACAGAAGTTGCTCCTATGTATAACGTAGGAGATTTTATAAGAATCGGAACCCTGCCTGCCCCTATTACTATTAATGGTTGGACAGATAATTTTTATAAAAGAGCACATGATACCTATCCAGACTTATTAGATAGAGATACTAGTCTCGTTTTAGCAGGAATTGTAGTTAATGGAGATACTTATCTTAATGATAAAGGGGCTCGTTCTCGCTATGGAAATATTAATTTTACTGAAGTTGTCTATTATGATAAAAATGTCGATGCTAGGGAAAGATTTACTTCTAGTAGTGATGGAAGTACGGTAGATGTTAATGTTTGTATAGGTGGTGTTGTTCATGTTTATAGATTAAAAGGCTCGTTACTGTCTTAAATTTATGCCTCAGTCTAGATGCTCTCCAGAATCTTCTTGGACAGGTCTCTATTTAGGAGACTGCGCCCAACATCTAAATAGAAACGACAGTGCTTATGTCGTTTCTGGGATAGTTACATTTTGGGGAGCTAAATATAAAAATCCTCCTACTGTTATTTTTGATGGAGGAGGACCTTACGCTCAGGGAGCAGTTGCTTCTCCGTTAATGAGTGATGGAACAAGTGGTTTTGTAACTGGTTTGAGAATTTTAGCGGGAGGGTGGCATTATATAGGAAATCCTATTTTCCTTTGTAGTGGAGAATTTGCGGTTGATGGAGAACATAGAAGTTGTCCAACTTGGGACGAACCAACTTGTATGGCCTCAGGATACGCATTAATAACTGGCGGTCATCAATACTTTGAAAATGTTACTTTAGTTAAATTACCAGTAGAAAGAAATCCAAAAGTTACTTCGTCTAATCCTTATACACGAAGAATAGACCAAACAACTTGTGGTATTCCTGATTGCAATGGAGTTTATGAATGTGGGCCATGGACGGTAGATAATTTGATTACTTGTTCTGTAATTCCTTATGGAGGGCAAATAACTCCCCCTAGAAAAGGAGTCCCGCGATTACCTCATAACGAAGGAATTATTAAAGTTCCAAATGACCTTCTTTGGAATTGTTATAAACCTACAACAGGAGTCGTAGATTTTGCTCATTGTAATAAATTAGGTTTTAAAAGTGTTCAGGCAAAGAAAGTATTTCATGGAGCTTTAGGGTTTGGTTTAACTGGAGACAAACCTTTGGATGTTGTTGATACAAGGCCAACCCCTCTTCTTGCTAATCCATTAGGTACACGATATTTAGATATTGCGACAACTGTTACTTGTCAATTTAGTCAGACTGTTCAAAATCCCGGTTGTGGAGTTGATAGTCAAAATATTCAGGGAGATTTTACCTATTCAACTACGTGCGAAGTTAATAGATATGCAGGTACTAAATCTATAACTAATTGTGTAGAAAATTGGACTTGGAGTGTTAATGGAGACACAACTTATCCTTGGGGGCAATATGCTGGATATTATTTTTCCTCTCCTCCCTCAATTGATAAGTTAAAACTAAATATTTTTACAAGTAGCGAAAATGGAGCTTTATTTTTTGTAGATGGAGCAGGTCTTGGCGAAGATGCGTTTGGACACAGTACTTCTCAACTTGGTCCTAGTGATTATATCGCAAGGATGGAAGATAATGGAGGAGATGCTGGTATAACAAGAACAACTACTGTAACTTTAACCAGAACCACTTTAATCATTGATTTTCGAGAAGTGGGAAGTAGAGATTTAAATTGTCCAGATAAGCCAACTATAGCCAATTGGGATAGTCACGTAAAACTAGAAACTCATTACACAAACCCTTATACTTCTGCTGATATTATTAGCGATGTAACGGGTCTTCTTGCTCAAATTCCGTTAAATGATGATATTCTTTATCCATGGAGATTTGACCAGTATATGACTGTCGCTCCTCAAGTTGGGTACAGTGAAATGCCTCAAGGAGTTGAGCCAGCTCCAACAAACGATTGTAATTTATTTAATGATGGAAATACAGGTATAGTAAATGGAGCTATAATTGGAACTATGTTGCCGGGTGGTTATGATAGTTTTTTTGACTTTGGTCATGAAACTTGGCAAAGTTGTTTGGACCCTGTATCTTCTTCTTATGTAGTTGTCGCTTATGGTTGGGGAGCTTATGCTAATACAACTCCGGGAGTCGGCGGAACTACTATAGACCCTACAGATACAGTTGTCCCTAAAAATACGACTCGTTGGACAGACCAAATAGAAGCTACTGGATATTTTCCGGGAGCATGGATAACATATGATATTGATAAAAGAGTAGTAATCGCTCAAAAATGGGCTGAATGTTTAATTAGAAGACCTAGTATTAATTATGCTAGACCTTGTGGTAAAGATAGATTTTCTCCAGATGAAAAAACCGCTGTTTGTATTTTAAGTCAGGACGAAAACGCAAAAACAGTCACAATTAATACAACAGATGATGGAAATCCTTCCGCTATAAGAACTTCGGTTCCTTTATTTGTTTGTGGCACAAATACTAGTTTAGATGGATTATGGAGTGGTACAACCAGTGATAATATTACTTATAACTTAACTCATTTAATAATATCTGGTCAATATATACCCAATTTTGGAGAATATGGTTGCGGACAGGGAAGATTTGGTAATATCTTATGGCCTAATGCTCCTGCTATTTGTAGCGTTTTAAATATTACAGGAGCAACATCTGGTACTCCGACTATATTAGACATTTCTGGAAACTCTTACTTATATGATGGAGACCAAATAAGCATTGCTAGTGTTACTGGATTTGCCGGAATTAACGGACCTTGGACTGCATTAGTCTCAGGTAATAGACAGCAAGTAATCTTAAGCGGAAGTTCATTAAATGGTATATATAGTGGGGGAGGAACTATTATTTCTCCTACAAGTGCAGACCCCTATTGGGATGATTTTCGACCTAAAGGCAATTTTACTACAAGAGAATATAATTACGATTTTAGAGAAGTCTCTTTAACTCCTTCAATAAGGCAAAATTTATTAACTTGGGGAATTTCGAACGCAGTGACTGATGGAACATTTGTTCAGGATTGTTTACCTTTTAATATTTGCACTCCTGCTGTTGTCTGTATTAGTCCCAATACAGGCGAGTTATTTACAAATGGAAAAACTTATCCTTTCAATGTAGGTTTAACAATCGATGAAACTTATGGAACACGATGGCAAAAAATTGTCGTCCAATCACTTGTAGACCCATTTTGGGAAAGACCTAGCCATTCATGTTATTTTGATACTAATACTTCAACAAACAAAAGATGGGAAGCTTCTAAAATTTTTAACCAAGACGATGGCTCTTGTATAGCAGATGATATTGGCGGAAGTCCTCCTTTTATGGTTTATCCTCATGCTCCTATGATAGAAGCAATTGATACTACACCAACGGGTATTCCTCCTTTACAAACAGGTTCTATTGGTTGTAAACCTATATCTTATTTAATTGCAAATGCAAATCCAAATTCTTATGCAAGTTCACAATTTAACATTTGTATTCCTCCTGAAGCTGTTGGTCAGCAACCTTTAGCTCCTCCTTTTGCTTTACCGAACCGTTCAGTGATAGATATAAATACTTATCTAAATCAATTAGAGTGTGTTTGTGGAGGAGGAAGATTTACGGGAAGTTATATAGACAATGGAGTAACGTGTTCAGGAAATCAAATTGTTTCGCCGCCTTAATTATGAAAATATTAATATCAGAAATAAAGAAAAAATCTTCAGAAAGGCCAACTGGATATTTTGAAGACGTAATTTCCAGAGGCAAAATAATTGGAGATTATTTAGAACTAAGTCCTGAAAATTATAGATTACTTCTTATAAAATATCGCCAAACAAGCAATCAGCCAAGACCTTGTTGTGGGCGTTAATTTTTCTTCAATCTTAAAGCTTCCACTACTAGATATGTAACTTCTTTAGGAATATCGGAAATATTTTTAAATGATTTAGCATTTTCGATTCCCATACTAAGCATCTTCGCCTTTAACATATCAAAGGTTACTTTCTTTTCATTCATTAAGTGTTCAATGTAACCATGTGGACTTGCTGTTGCTATTGGAAGCTCAATATCAGATTCATCGGGTTTTGTTACAGAAATTTCATCTTGTCCAATAACATTAACATTAAGAAAATTCCTAACACACCTAACAAATGCTCTATTTTCAGCTATCGGACCCAAAAACATAGTTCCGATTCCTTTTGTATTATTTGGATGAGCGTCTCCAATGCCGCTTGAATATATAGATGTTTTTTCTGTTTCGTAATTTGGGAGCCAACCTATAGTACAAACAACAAAAACTGAATCAGCGCTTGGAGAAGTAACATTATAATGTACAGAAGAATATCCTCTTACACGAGCAAGATTTTTTATTCCTGCTAATAGGATTAGCAGCTCTTTATCTTGCAATCCTTCAATAGTGGCAGGAACTGGTTTATTTTGTTTTTCAAAATATTGTTTATTAGGAACTAAGTATTCTGTTTTAACCATTTTCCGCCAGTCTACAAGACCTTCAGATGTATAAAAATATTCTATTCCCTTAATAAGTCCGTTTTCGTCACGAACGATAGGTTTAATTTCCATAGTAAATATGATATAGAAATTTTATTTTTTTGTCAAGACTGTATAGGCTTCACAATAAAGAAAAAGTCTATTTCTTTCATAAACTCTTTATCTGGAACTTCAGGACAAGGGCTTATTTCAGAGGGAAGAGAGGGTTTATCGGCTAACATGTCATATCTAGATTTATATTCTTTGTTACCGACAATGATTCTTTTTGCGGATTTATATGATAATCCTTTCAATCCATCCGACAATTCCTTTTTACTTTCAAAAGAAGGAATGAGTAACTGATTAACATAACATTGGTCAAAAAACTTTTCTTTAAGGGCTCTTGCTTCTTCTCCATCTTGGAAGGAATGAACCCCATAGGGAAGATTTAACTTTGCTAAATCGGAAACAAATTGAATATCTGACTTGTCGTCAACTAAATAAAAAATTTCCTGAATATTATTACGAAGAGCTTGAAGAAGATTTAAGTTAATAGGTTTATCTGTAACTACAGTTGCTCTAGTTTTTGATAAAACATCGGCTAAAAATTTTTCGCTAAAATTATAATCCATTCTTATTGCCAAAACACTCATTCTGCCATTTACTTCCATTGACCCAGAAACAGGAACGATTTCTAGAGCATCGTGAAAAGGTCTATACAATGGACCAGCCAGAATTGTAGTATATGGAGTTTGCCATGGAATCTGTAACAAATCCATAACATTTTTAGCAATTTGTTCTGGTTTTAAATATCGAACAAAATTACCATTAACATCCGAAGATAAACTTGGTTTATCATAAGGACCAGTAGTAAACAATATCCTTTGTTTTTCTTCTGAACCCCAATAAGGTTTAGTTGTATTGGGATAGGTGTTAGAAAATAAAATTACCCTAGGTATATCATAATATCCTGCTAAATCAAAGAAATATTCATCTTCTCCAAAATGGAGTAGAGAATGCTTAATAATATAAGCTACTTGGCCAAAACTTAATCCTTTAGGAACGGCAATATCAGTTTCGCCAGAATTTCCTTCGGCATTAACTTCAATAACACGAATATTATGTTTTTTTAATTCGGGCTCTAAAAGTTCTACAACTTCTCTGTAATAAGGATATATTTTCTTATTAAAGGATATATATTTCTCAGCAGGAAGAGCAGAGTAGTGTTCATAGACGTATGGTTTATCTATTTTTACTCCGCAAGACAATGCGTATGTTTCAATGATATGCACGTTTAATATCTAATACATTTACCGTAAGCAATATTGCTATTCCCATTATGAATATAACTTACTATCCTTTGGGTATGTAAGTGAGGCAAGAAAGCTACATCAAAATAACCTTTATGTGTAGCGTTACCCTCTAAAAACAACAAATTATCCATTTCAGAATAATAAACTAATATTGAATCTACATAAGGATTTCCATCCAAAGTAGACATAAACTGAGGACTTGTCGCCACAAATAGTTTATGATTCGGATATTGTTCCTTCATAGACCGAAAGAGTGCCGAACTTAAGAATAAATCTCGTTCACTAGCAGGAATCACGTAAAGAATTCTTTTTTCATCTATCTTAGAAAGGGCTTCAAATTGCTGATTCTTTTTCTTTTGTTCGTTTTCTTGTGCGGCTGTTTGTCTAAAAAATTGTTCTATATTTTCCCGATAAGCTCTTTTAGTTTTAATTTGTATAAGCCAGTTTCTAACTCCACCATCAAATTTATCTACTTTTTTCCCAAGGATTTTATGATATAATTCAATAAGCCACTCTTCATCATTTAAATTAGAATTAACTTCTGCAAAAGGATTTCCTATTGACTCTTGTTGAATAAATTCGTAACTGGTTATAGGAGCTTCATCTAGGAAAGCTTCAATAATCTTACCTACTGCTTCTGTAGAATAGTTATCTAAGGCCCAATTTTTGGCCTTTTTACCCATTTTTTCTCTTTCAGCAGGAGACATTTTAGCGACTTTATTAAGTTGTTTAGCAATAGAAAATGGCTGAGTAGTAGCTTTAATAAACTGACTATCTGGTTCGCGATATTCGGCCCAATCTAAGGCTAAAGAAGCCGCTTCATCTTGACACATTTCTTCTCCGCATGAATAACTAGTGACTAGAGTTATTAATTCAGCAAACTTCGCTTCTTGAACGGGAATTTCTTGGCCTCCACTATTAAAAGGATGGCAATAAACGTCCATTAAATTATATACTTCATTTAATTGGTCTTCAGAAATTCCGAACATTGGACTCGTAGTAACAAACTTTTTTTTGCCGCCGCATAAAGGACAATCTATGAATTCTCCAGTATACTCAATAACTTTATAAGACCTACATTGTTGACATACATAAGTTGTAATGATTTCATTATGAGGAACTTTATATTCGTCAGCAAATTCATGGATTCTCCAGCCTTCAGCCCAATAAGTATGAAGAAGAAGTCTAGTATTTTTAATATGAGGATTATTGTTTTTAAATATTTTATATCCTTCTATTAAATTAGGAACAGACTTACGCGGCTGGTTTCTAAAGACAAAACCAACAACGAAAGCGTCTTGAGGTATACCATGAAAGTATCTTAGTTGCGCTTTTAATTCGGGTTTTAATTTAAAAAATTTGCTTGGATTAATAGCTCCATGAATAGTCCTGACATGAGAATGTCCAAGCTTTTTCATGGCTTCTTCCGCGAATTTTGACCAAACCCAGAAATTCTTGACTTTAGGAGCTAAATCTAAAGCACTCTTAATAATAGGTAAAGAATCAAGAGTTGTCCAAAAAGCTGAAGTAATGTTATTAAACCAAGGTTTATCAGCGGCATAGTCAATGCCCCAAATATCTTGGACTCCTATGTATACATCAGGTTTTTCTTGATAAATTATTTTATCTAAAAGATTGGCTCCGTATGCGAGCATCCTTTTTCTTGGGTCATCTGGAGCCAAAGCCTCGACTTCAGCAGGATTATCTGGAACCGTACCGAAGGATTTCCAAGGTTTTTGTTTATGTTCGCCATCGCGACTCCACGTCTTACCGCAACAATATTCTACAATATCGTACTTATTAGTACGATAAAGATATCCTAAGACTTCTTTTGTGCAACGTCCGAAGCCAGTTTTTGCAAAACTACTATCAGAATGATATAAAAGTTTTTTCTTTTTCAATTACCAGTCAATAGGTTGTGAAGTTGTGCTTGTCTCTGTTCCCTGAAAATCATTTAATGGATTATCCTGTTCGGGTTGTTTTTCAGGAGTTTGTTCCTGTTGAACGGGTGAGTTGTTGGTATTTTTGTCTTTATTATTAGTATTCCCGTTGCTTCTAAAAGACTTATGCAAATAATGGATTAAATATTCTTTAATAAGTCTCGCTTCAGCATATGTAATCGGTATAAAATAGGAACTTTTTTGAGACGTATCTTGTTTATCCGTCTGATTTACTTGAAGAGTGAATACGCTACTATCTTGAGATGGACCAAAATTTATTTGAGTTGTTTTACTTGGAGAATTATGAAAAGCAGACCAAGGATAGACTCTTTCTATACAATCAATAATAGCAGCGGCTTCTATTTGGTTAAGTTTAATCGCTGTAGAAAAGCCGGGTTTGTCTTTATTTTCAACAAAAGAACCCTTTTTTTCAGCTTCATTCCAAGAAAACTGCTTAATTAAGTTAAGAAATAAAGACTTATCTCTATCACTTGCTCTAAACGATATAGCTAAACCCGTTGTTTTTTTCGTTGGTTTATACAAGGAAATCATAGATTTATTAAGTTATTCTATTAATCTTTTATTTTTTTGTCAACTTCTTCTTTTTCTTTTTTAAGGTCAGCAAGTCGCGTATAAATCTTATTTGTCTTTATTGTATATGAATCAGCAAAGATACAATTGCCATCCATTTTCTTTCCATAAATAAATACGATATTCTCTATTTTAGGCGTTTTGCCGTCATTAAAATCCATTGCTGCTGTCAATTTTTTAGTAAAAAGCTTAACGTTAATAGTGCCTGTTTCGTCGGAACAATCAAAAGAAAGGTATTTATTACCAGCTTTTGAAGTTTTCATTTGCGAATTTGCTTCAACTGAAACTATAACATTAACTTCGGTATTTTCAGGATATTCTTTAATTTCTTTAATAGAAGCTAAGTTAGCATATTCTCCTACAAAAATATCTCTTAATGTTTTATTATGAGTATAGCCTAGAAGCTTCTTTTCATAATACCAATTAGCGAAGCTTTCAGAACGTTTATTTAATTCGTAAATACTCTTATAAGGTTCGCTTTTTCTTTTAATAGTATCTATCCTTGAAGGCTTGATTATTGGTTTGCCTTTTTCATCCTTTCTTTTAGATAGTTCTAAAAGAATATTTACCAGTTTAAATTCAAACATTTCGGCAAACTTTACTACCCATTGCTTTTCTCTTGTTGTCAAAAGGTTCCATAATTGGGCTTCATAAACGATTGCGCTACGTGGCTGTGTAAATCCTTCAAAAGCTCCTGCTTGAATTAAGGCACAAAGAATACCGTTATTTAAACCCGCCTCTTCAGCTCCTTCAAAGACTTCAAACTTAGTAGAATATTCGTTTTTAAACTTATTTAACTTTTCGATGGATTTTTCGGCAATTCCTTTAATAGACAAAAGACCAAATCTGATATTTTTATCTTCAATAGTAAAATCTAAGTTAGATTTTGTAATATGGGGCCTTAGTAATTGAATATCAAACTGAACCATTTCTTTATGGATTTTCGAAATTTCTCCTATAGAATCCGGTTCATGTTTACTCATTCTTAACAAGGATAAGAAGAACTGAGTAGGATATGTAAACTTAAGAAAAACTGTTGCTGCCGCTAGGTAAGCATAAGCAAGAGAATGAGATTTGTTAAAAGAATAACTTGCCGAATCTTCTAGAATCTTCCATAAGATTTTAGAGATTTGTTTATCTAATTTGTTTATTTTAACTTTATCTTCAATTTTTGATTGCCAAGCTGCTACTTCTTCTACTTTCTTTTTACCGACAATTCTTCTCAATATTTCGGCTTCATCAAGAGTAAATCCAATCTTATGAGACATTCTCATTAATTGTTCCTGATAAACTGCAACTCCTCCAGTAGGTTTGAGAATCTCATCAAAAAATGGATGAATAGCTTCATATTCTCCAAAATTAGTAAAATTGGCAAATTGGTCCACAAACTGTAAAGCGCCGGGACGAGCTAAAGCTAATACAGCGCCAAGTTCTTCTAGATTTTTCGGTTTTACTTTATTTGAAACGTTAAGATTTGTTTCTGCCTCAAGCTGGAATATGCCATGAGGGGTCTTAAGCTCTTGTAGGTTTTGATAAATCATAGGATTATCAAAATCTATGTCAGACATCTTTATTCCTACGTTTTTACATACGTCATCAACTACCGATACTCCCCTTAATCCAAGAACGTCTAATTTGACATTAAATAAAGAAATCCAATTCATGTCATAACTAGAAACTTCATTTTTTTCTGAATCAAGTTCTGTTGGCGTAAAATCATCAATTGGATTGTAACTTATAGAAATAGCCGAAGGATGAACGCCCTTATTTTTAATTAAGTCTCGTAGTTTAAGAGCTATATCAAAAACCTTTTTATTATTATCGCACCAAGTAACTAATTCTTGAACAGGTTCAAGTTTCCATTTCCCCGTTTCTTTATCTTTAACTCCATGATAAGCGTCTAATAAATCATAAACCTTACCATGAAGCTTAGGTACCATATCAGTTACCTTATTCATTTCGTCTTCTGATTTACTAGAAACAATTTTTCCGCATTCTTTTATCAAAAGCTTCGCGCTTAAAGTATTAAAAGTAAGTATTTTACATATACGCCCTTTAAATTTATTTTCAAGATAATCAATAACTTTATAACGATTATAGAAACAAATATCTAAATCAACATCAACCATTAAAGAGCCGTCTAAATAAGTAACTCCATCAATGATTTGTTTTTTAGCTCGAATACGAGATATAAATCTTTCAAAATATAGACCGTGTTTTAATGGGTCAACCTTCGTTACATCAATTAAGAACAGCACTAAAGAACCAGCCGCACTACCTCTACCATAGCCAGTAGGTATATTATTTTCTTTACAAAAGTTAATAACGTCCCAAACAAGTAACATGTAATCAACAAACCCTAGTTCATTGATAATTTCTAACTCTTGTTTTAATCTTTCAGAATAAGTTTTGATTAAAGAAGAGTCTTTCCCTTTTAATTTTTCCGCAAATCCTATTTCACACAACTTAGATAAAAAAGTATAATTATCGACTTTATCAGTAAGACCTACTTGTTTAAGATATTTTTCTTCAACAATAAAAGTAGGCAACCTTACTCCATTTATTGGTAAGTCTAACTTCTGAAAACTATTTAAAAAATCCTGAACGCTCATTTTAAATTTCTACCATGAATTTTATCTTCTGCCAAATCTTAAAGTTTAACTGAATATCATTTAGAGCATCATGTAGATTAGCATAATCGTGTTCTATACCATATTCTGGTCCTAGTACATCTGTTTTTGTTTTAACTCCTTTAGCTATTGTATGGAGCATTTGATATTGGTATTCTAATAATGATTGTTTTTTAAAATCAAAATGATGATTTAGTTTAATACCTTTAGCAAGACAATGTGTATCTATCATTTTTTCTGCAATACCAAACGGATTCTGGCCGCATTGTCTATAAAAGAACATTAAAAAATAAATATCAAAACCTAAAATATTGTGTCCTATGATATAATCCGCATCTTGGGTCCATTCAACAAATTTAGGTATTACTACTTTATAATCTACTCCAAAACTAGCTACTTTGGCCGCATCGTAACGAGTAACTTGCGCTGCGATAGCTCCAACATTCAATGGTCTATGCCATTTAATAAATGTCGCATAAGTATCTTTAATTTCATCCCCCTCAGCCTTTAACATAGCCCCCTGCCATGCTAGATTCTGAACATGATATAAACAAAGATTTTCAGTTTCGAAATCTAGGAACAATAACTTCTTTTTTTTGTCAAATCTCAATAAATCTTCAAACACAAACTACTCCTTTAGGATTATTATTTTGCTCTTCCCAAGTCTCAAAACTAAAATAATCACTGGAACAATGGTCAAGTTGTGGTTTTTCAAGCGAAGTTCGTTCGTGGATACATCTAAATGTTAAATAAGCCAAGAAGTCGTCTTTCTTAAAATAATATATTGACCTACTTGGCAGAATTTCGGCTCCGATAGTTGAAACATAATCAGTCACTTTAGCCTGTAAAAGAGGGTCAAATGGTAAACCACTATTCTCTATAAAGAAAATAGGTTTAGTAAAAGAAAAATTAGGCACACAACGATAACCCTCTAAAGTATTCCTAGCAAGGAAACTATCGTAAAAGGGAATAGCTAATAAAAGATTTTCTGTCCACATTTTTTTTAAATGATGGAAGTCTATATTAGGTTTATAATAAAATCCTTGTTTTGACGCTAAAGAACTAATTTTTATCAAGTCTTTATAACCTTGAGTATTTTTAATAAAAACAATAACTTTCGATATAGTTTTAAGAGAGGCTTCATTTTTTGATTCAATATTCTCCATGCAGCGAAGCAATAAACCATATATAAAGTCTATTTTTCGTTTCTTTGCTGTCTGTTGAGCTTCTAAAAAACCACTAATAGACTCGTCCACTAAAACTATCTTCTCTAGCTTGTATTTTTCAGCTATATCAAAAATACTAATAGGGTAAAGAGGGTCTAATTTGTCTTTTTCTTTTTCTGTATTCGCAAGCGTGAGAATGGATTTCCCTAAGCTATATTGACTCTTAAAAAGAGGCAAAACGTTCATAATCAAAGATATGGATTTTTTATTTTCGAGTCAACTTATTAAAGTTTTGTGGGAATTTTATTGTTTTTCCATCCCGGACAGCCTTCGTACCACATTTCTTTTAATATCTGACCTGTTTCTTTTTTTAAATTTTCCTTCATCATTGCTGTTCGAGCAATAGTACCATTTTCGTTAAATAAGGCATAATATTTAAAACTATTAAGGTAAGGGCAGACCCAACTTCCAGTTTTACAAAGCCAACGATTTTTAGAGTTATTAATCGCTAAATTATTTTGGGCTAAATTTTTATTAAATTGCAAAATTAGAGAATACAAATAAGCTAAATAATGTTCAAACCCAGATAATTGTTCCTTAGTAGGACGGACTTGTTGTAACGGCTGCTTCGAATATCTTAAAAAAATAAATTCAGCTACTACTTCCTTTGCTTTCAGTAATTTATAACCAACTAACGAATAAACAAATGATTGAATATTAGCTTCTAATTCGTCTCCAGAAAACTTAGACTTACTTGATTTATAATCAACAATTTTAATTTTTCCATTTGGATAGGTAATAAATTTATCAATGTATCCCCTTACCTTATACAAGGGAGATTGGTTTTCTAACTCAAAACGGAATTCTGGATTACTTACAGTTGCTCCTAAATGTTTTTCTCCAAAAAAATTACTTCTAAGCCCTACTAAAATCATATTGTCCATCAATTTATAGTTGTCTATTTTTAAGATTTTTTCCTTTCTAAGATGTTTTAAAACTAATCTTTTTACTGCCGGACTTCCTTCGATAGAGCCGGAATTAATAATCAAATCGAAATGTTTCTTGTGTTTTGGAAGTAAAAGCAATTCAAATATTAAATGAGCAATAGTTCCTCTCTGCGCCCCTTCGTTAACTCTCTGAGGAATTTTTTGCTCATATTGAGCCCAGTAAAGCCAAGAGCAACTCTCAAGCGCTTTTATACTAGAGGCTGACAAGGTCTTTTGCTGTTCCATAACTTAATTTCTTCTACTGTCATTTCTCCAAAATCTTTTTTGTCTGGCAATGCTATTTCTATTTTGTCGGCATCAAAATAATGAGATAATTTTTCTTTCATTTTTAAGGCAGCTTTGTTTCCGGGGCTTGTTAAAGAACCGTCATTATTTAAAGCTATGATAATACATCTAACATCTGTCTTAATAAGAAAATTAATAATTGCAGAACTTAAGTTTAAACCGAAAGTTACCAAAGAATAATCAATTCCCATGTTATATAAAGCCAAACAATCTCCTATGCTTTCTACGAGGATAACAGTTTTCTTTTCTTGGATTATTTTAACATTCAAATGAGCTGGATAAACCCAATCACTAGTACTACCAATATGTTTCCATTTAGGTCTGTTTGAATTATTATAAGTATCTCTGCCGGTAAATCCTACGATTTGTTTTTTCCCGTTGAAAATAGGGAAAACAAAACGTCCTGCCATTTTACCTGCATATACCATTCCTCCTTTAAATTTCTCTAGAACAGACTTACTAATACCGCGATTTATCCAATAAACATAATCTTTATGAAGTTTGATTAATAAATCATTATTATAAACCTTAGGAGCAGCAACTTGTTTAATAGGCTTTTGGGCTTGAACAGTAAAGTTTACATTTTTACCCTTTAACCATTGTTGGGCTTCATCTACAGACTCAAGTTTAAGTGTTAATTTTACTAATTCGGGAAAAGTCCCGCTCATTCCTAGAACGTAATCTATCCAAAAACCCGTATCCTTTTTTATAGAAAGAGCACTTTTGTTGTCTCCGCTTCTATATAAAGCAGAAGTCCTATATTCCTTAGGAAGCTCGGTTAATTGAGTATAACCAAGGTCTTCTAAGAGTTCTCTAATATTAAAGTGTTGGTACATGGTCTAGGTTCTTATCTGCGGGGACCGTAGAACTATATTTTTGTTTTATCATTGACCTTAAAGAACCCAATTCCGTAACAACAAAGTTATCTACTTTAAAATTAATATAATTAATGACAAATCTTACTTCCCCATCAGGCATTTGTCTTTTAACTAAATCATGATGCCCCGGTGCGTCCCTTCCTTGGAAACGAGTTTTAAGGATAATAAGTTTATGAGTTCCGTAATTGTCCCCATCTAAATTAATCTCATCTACGGTCTTTCTTCTAAAAATACCTACAAAGGAAGCAATCCATTGTAATCTATCTGATATAGCTAAAGCTGTTGAATCATCTACTACTTGATTTCCTTGTTTGTTTCTATTTTCGCCACTTCGATTTAACTGAATCGCCGTTAGAATAATTATATTAAGTTCCTCAGCTAATCTCTTAAGTCTGTTAATTTTCTCTCCTAAAACTTGATATTCTGCCCAATTCTTTTCTACATTTTCTCCTATTGTTAGTTTAAGATAATCGTAAACAACAATTGATACTTGGCCTTGTTTAATATTAGCTTTGTGCCAACGACGAATTATAGAAATAACTTGGTCTAGATTTTTATCAGCAACTGCATAATGATAAATATATTTCTTCTGAGCATATTCTTCATTTTTTTCTTTTGACTTACGAAATTTCTCCATCAACTCTGCATTTTTACGCCAGTTACCAGTTTCTATATACCACTGAGGAACACCAGAACGAGCCGCAGCTGTTCTCCATCGAATGTCTTTAGTAGACATTTCTGTATCACATACAAACCCTTTTGTATCATTAATTATACAAGTATTTAAACAAAGGTCTTCTAATAAAGTAGATTTTCCTTCTCCGGGACGACTAGCAAAAGCATAAATATTTTGAGGTTTAAGGCCACCGTAAAGGCGATTAAATTCATCGAAATGAGTTTTTAATCCTGTTTCTTCTACTGGATTGTTACCTCTTTCTTCGACCATATCGTTTATTCCTTCAAATAAGTTTTGAGGTTTATCATCTGGTTCATAGACAGAAATTTTTTCTCCATAAATAGCATCAACGCCACCTACTATGTCATCCAAAGGTAGATTACCATTCTTCCTAACGAAGTCTTGTATTGCAATAGCTGTAAATTCTAATTCGCGTCTTACTCTTACTTTTTTAAGTTCTCTGGCCGCGTCTATTGTTCCTTGAAGGGTAATAGGTTTAAAGGATAAGCTATCAATATATTCGAAAATATTAATTTCATTTTTAAAAGTAATACCAAGATTTTGAATTTTTTGAGCGAGCAATACTTTATCCCATCTTTCATTTTTATCAGCACAAGACCTAATGATGAGGAAAATAGTACTATGAATATCATCATGAAAATCTTTTTCATTAATAATAGGTGCCAATTCTGGATAGACAGTTGGATGTCTAATAAGTCCAGCTAATACATGAGATTCAACTTCTAAACTGTAAATAGGCATTATAATATTCTATCGTAAAAATCTTGTTTTAAATCACGTAGGTCAGTTTCTATTATTTCGATAAGTCTAATGTCGTTTTTTTCGCACCATTCATGTTTCTGCATGTCTCTTCTTAAACTATTTACCCATTGAGTCGGAGTATCATTATGAAAAAACTTATTGAATTTTTCATGCTGTATTCCATTAGCTTCTAAGGCTATTTTCTTTGTTGCGTTATAAAAGTCTATCTTTAATAGAGAACCAAAAACCGGAAATTCCTCAAAAACTATATGAGAAAACCAAATAGGTTTTAATAACTGCTTAACTCGGAATTGAAACTTTGACCTTGATTTCTTATCCCAATCGATAAGAAAGCGAGTAACATTTCTATTAACTAATCGTCCTCTAAGGTCCAGTAGTCTCATTCTTTTTCTTAGATAACTCAAGATTTAATATCTTCTTATATAATAAATCTGTTATTTGTGGATTTTGTTCAAGGTATCGAGTCATTTTAGCTTCTCCTTGAATCTGTTCTTTAGCGTCAGGAACCAAAGCTTGCATTTCCTTAAATAATTCAGGATGAAAAGAAAGCCATGTTCCTTTTATTATCAATAAAGGTTCAACATTTGGCTCCCAAGTATTATCTCCCATTAGCTTTTGTACTATTTCTCTTTCTATCCAAACTCCGCATGGTTTGCGGCCAAATTTAATAGGATATTCTACGTCATGAGTTCTGCTTTTCTCTAAAGCTGATTTTTGTAACGTAACGTAGACTTTTTTTCCAATTGGGTTAGCATCAGCAGCCCATTTTTCATCTGGAGTATCGTAATAGTAATCATATCTACTGGTATGAGAAATTTCAAAAATCCAATCTGCTCCATGTAAAAGGCTATTACCTCCTGAAAAATCGCCGCCTCTAGGCGGCCCTTTAATAGTGCGTCCATTAACTACTTTATCGATAGTTGCTGTAACCTGACTAATAAGAATCATTAAGTGTCCATACTTGAACATGCCTATACTGAGGCTTTGCATCATTTTCTTACTGATACGAGGAACGCCAGCAACCATATTATTGTCAGAAATTTCTTTATCAGCATCTGCTGACAATATAAGACCATCTAAAGAATCAATAACAAAGCAATAACAATGTTTTTCAATATTATTTTTAACAAGTGTTTTGACTATACTGATAAATAGCTCAAAATTATTACTCTCTAAAACGAAAACTGTTCCAACGTCCCATTCTTCTGCTTTATAAACAAATTTTAGGCCACATCTTTGAACATTTTCTTCTGTAAGTCCTCTACCTTCGGCTAACAACCAAAATCCTTTACTGTTAGGAACAGTATTTAAAAATTGCCTCATTATCTCCAGAGTCATAGGAGTTTTACCTTCATTGTTATGTCCACAAATACGCAATAATGAAGGAGTTAAACCGCCCCCTACATATCCATCCAAAATAAGACTACCAGTAGAAATCTTCCATTTTACGCTTTCTTTACCGTATTCGCTTTTTTCTTTGTTTTCTTTAGCTGTAACTATACTTTTAACTTGCTCCTTAGAATTAACTTTCGGAGCTTCTTGAACTTCTTCTGCTGCTTTTTGTTTTGCCATATGTTTATTTTATAAAATCTGCCAAAGTTTTTTGTTTTTCAGGAATAATTACGTCTTCTCCTATTTTCTCTTGAGCCAGTTCAACGCTAGGACTTGTAGGAAGGCTTAGACGTTTTTGTTTTATATATTCTAAATGACTTGCAAAAATTATTTGTTTTTGGGTAATTAAATGAATTAAGGTCTCGAATTTATGCGTTTTGGCAAAAAAAAACCAAAAATCGGGTTCGTTATATTCAGCAAGAAGTCGATTTAACATCTTCATTTCTAAACCCCATCGGCAATTTTTGGGATTATGTAGAAGAGAACAAATAATCGCAGTCCTCGTTTTCCCATCAGGTAACTTATTAGAAGAAATTGAAGACTTCTTGGCTTTTGTCATAAAAGACAAAATACCAAGTTTTTATTTTTGAGTCAAGGCAATGTCGTTGGAAACCATTTTTGATACTAAGTCGTTAAAACTTAATTTAGGTTTCCATCCCAATCTTTGTCTCGCTTCGTTTGCGTTTCCTAAAAGAATATCCACTTCGGCAGGTCTATAATTTTTTGAATTAACTACCACAACGGGCTCTCCAGTAGTTAAAGTATAATTAACTTGCGAACCATTAGAACTTGGAGCAGTTTTTTCTGGATTTGTATCTATTATCTCAATATTGGCGGCTTTAAAAGCAGCTAAAATAAAATCTCTAACACTGTGAGTTTCTCCTGAAGCTAGAATATAATCTTTAATGTTATTTACTACAAAACCCCAAGTATCAGGTTCATAAGCTATACCATTAGATAAAGAATTATCATAACGTTCTTGGTTCATCATTCTCCAAATCCCATCCATGAAATCTAGGCTGTAACTCCAATCTCTTTTTGCTTCTAAATTACCTAGTTCTATGGGCTCAAATTTTAAAGGCGTTTTAACTCTGTCGTATCTATCTTGAGAGGCAAGTTTTTTATGTTCTTGGATAGAATGATAAATTCGAGCAACTCCTTGAGTAATTTTTCTCGTAACAAATTGTCTACCTCTTCGATGACTTTCATGATTAAACAACCATCCAACAACAGCGTATAGACGATAACTTTCTCTATAAACCTTAACTATTTGACGCGCTGATACTTTAGAAGCTCCATAAGGAGACCTTGGACGTAAAGGATGTTTCTCGTCTTGTGGTTGATATAAAATATCTCCAAATTCTTCGCTCGAACCAGCTTGATAATATCTTGTGTTAAGACTAGAAGTTCTAATAGCTTCTAATTGGTGTAAAACACTAACAGTATTAGTTTCAAAAACCTGATATGGCATTTTCCAACTATCTCCAAC